ACCTGAATACTCACCATACGGAATAAACGTGTAAGTTTCACCACCGTAGTAAGTGTAAAAATCATCCTGGTGTTGTTGGAAATATTCAAAAGCTTCTTTTTCGTTTTCAGTTCCCCACGTCAATGCTTCACCCCAAATTGGCTTTCTAATACCAGTTAGTAGTTCACTTGCTTTTTCGTAGACAAATGACTTTGCCGTTTCGCTTAAGTACTCCGATTTGTTTCTCGGAGTACCCATAAGTTTGTGTATGTCACTTGCCGTGAATCTACCTTCACGGACTGCTAACCATTCGCTTTCGTTATTCGTTATTGTAATTTCCATAAGTTTAAATCAAAATTTCATTTTGCTGCAATCAATAACTTTTTGTTTTCTGCACTAATAGTGTACTTTCTTTCGATGTCTTCTAAAAGTCCACCCGTTTGTAGATGTTCTTTTGCCTTATTCCAATTAGAATGCTTTGGGTTTAATTCTTCTTTCTTTGGTGTTGTTGGTTTGGCTACATTATTGGTTGCACTATTACCATCGTCATCGGATTCATCGTCAATGTTCAAATTCAAAATAGATGTTAAACTATATCTACGTGCGTATGAAACACCCGATCCGATTTGTTGTGCGTTGGTAGAATCTTTGCATACAATGTCGTACACACTTTCTAACATTTGCCCCGTTTCTATGTGAATCAATTTGGTTACAACACAATTGTTTACTACTGGTTGCACAATCAACAACCCATTCTTTTTAAGTATAGGGGTAATGACTGTCAAAATGTGTGGCAAACTTGCATAGTTTACTTTGCGTTTAGCATCACTAAAAAATGGATTGTTAGAATCCTTTGAAATCTTCGGGCATTCCACCTGAAAATTGCTTACTGCGTTAAATAGTTCTTTCATAGTTTATTGTAATAGTTTTTTTATAATTTCTTTTTCGTGTTGTGAAAATTTACGCAATTCTTTTTGTAAACGTTCTTCATCTTTTTGTTTGTGTTGTTCCCAAAAACCAAACATACTTACTTGACCATTTTCCGTTGCATTATCAATTATTTCTTCGGCTATTTCTCTTATTTCAAGTTCTGTCAAAATAGCACACAAACAAGCTTCTAAATATCCATTGTGTTCTTTTAATTTTTTAACTTCAATTTTATCTAAAAGATTATCTTTTGTAATGTTGTCTAAATTTGTTGGTGGTTCTTTTAAAAAGAAATCGTTATTAATTTTACTCCACTCACTATATGAAGTATTTCGAGTATTATGTTCTGATTCGCAAGGCATATCTTATAGTTTTTTATCTGTTATTAATTTGTCAATAGCATCACACAAAGAAAATTGTGCAAAGTCTTCCATTACACCCCACATAATATGATTGCAATTTATACCATCTTCGTCTACTTCGTAATGAGTAAACTCGTTTACTAAATCTTCATCGTTTTCTATTAGTAAATCTTTTACCAATTCTTCGTCAAACTCGTAGTCGTTAAAACCATCAAAGAAATGTAACTTACCCTCAAAGAAATTTGCACTCATTTGTAGCTTCTTTAAGCGCACCACGTTTTCGTCCATAAGATTATATAGAGTCTTCATTGATAATGTCAATAGCAGTGTTTAAAATGATTAATACCTTTGGTTGTATTACATCCCCGTTTAGGTATTTTCTAACTGTTGGCATCGATATGCCAGTACGAGCAGCGACCTTTGAAACAATGCCGTGCTTCTTGTGTAGTTTGATTTGTTTGATAACTTCTTGTATATCCATAGCACAAATATACAAATAGTTTTCAATATAACAAATTTATTTTACAAAATAATTTATTTAAATAAGTTTGCAGCAAAATAATCTGCTACGTTTTGAGATAATTCGTTAATTCTTTTTTGTGTTAAAGTAGGTTTTATGAATGGTCGTGCCTTTGTACCACCAGCATAAATGTTTTTACTAATCTTTCGTGCAACTACTGATTCAATTCTTTTATCAAATGCACTTTTGAACAAACCATATCTGCGTTTTTCTTTCATCCATTGAATCAAAGATTTTGCAGATACCATTGTACCAGGTTCTTGCCCATCTTCAACGTCTACCCAATACTCATTCATTGTGATTATCAGTTTTTCGCCTTTAGATGTTGGTTCAATTTTTGGTTCTATGTTGGCACTTAACGAACCACTTGCATTTGATTTGTTAGATTTTAACTTTCTACGTAATGCCTCAATTAACTTGTTACCCCAATCTTGGATAATAGAATTAACACCACCACTTTGTATTTCTTCGGTGATGTTTTGTACTCCAAGTCCTTTTAAAAAGTCGGGTTCTTTAGCCATTAGTATTGCAAACTAAAATCTATAATTTCACCATCTTTAAAATGGGTAATAACTTTTAACCAATATGCTTTAGGTACTACTGGACAACCAGCACTCCAATTATCTATTAAATTACCTAAACCAGCTTGGTGAAAGTTTATACCAAACAATCCCTTTTGAATTACTTTTTCGTCTAAATTACCATCTTTATTACCATCACGGAATATTTGAATAGGTTGGATTTGTTGAAAGTATGGCATACCTAACCACAAAGATTTCCAATTTGCAGACGTTTTGAATTGATGTGAACCACGCACAAATTGTGCAGCAGCAATTGCCGTTCCCGTTACACCACCATACGTGATAGGATTTTGTATGTAATGCTTACCAGCAGTTGTTGAACACGGGAACACTTCTGCAACTTCATTGTTTACCCACAATACCCCAAAATCGTCAAAAGTATTGGTTAGTTTTTTGTCACATCTTACCCAAGTTATTCCTTTAGTTTGTCTAAAAACATACTTTTTGATTTCTACTTTTGTCTTATCTCCAATAATTCCGTCAACTACTAAGTTGCACCCGAATCTATTTAAATATTGTTGTACTTGTTTCATAAAGATTCAATTAATTTGTTTAAATACCATTGTGCTTTTTGCAAATCTTCAACACCATTCTTTCTGTCATATCTCCAAATATATTTCATTACATTGCCTTTCAAATAGCCACGAAATGCTTCTTTTGTCATTGCAGATTCAATTGCTGCTACACATTCAATAGCACCCTGATAGTGCGCTGGTTTATTTACTTTATCCATTTGTCACAAAACTCGTTAAAATCTAAATCAATTACAAATGTATGACCACTTATATAATGTACTTCTGTGTAATCCCAATGTTGGTTGGCTGCAATAATATAACCCGTGTCTAAAATTGCTTCTTCTAAAAACTCGCACGATTGTTCTTTATCCTCATAGACAGAATCAGCAAGTATAACAATATGACATTTAATTTTAGGCACGATATGTAAAGGCGTTTATTTTACAACTTGCTATACCATCTACCATTTTACGTTCAGGACACATTTCTAACCAACGACCACCTAAAGGTTTAGGGGTTGCACCTCTTTCTACGTGCCAACCACCAAGCCCACTATTGTATTCTTCTTTATACGTTGCAGTACGAACCATTAAAATGTTACGAAGTTCAATAGTATATTGTTTGTTTAAAAATTCATTAGTATAAATTACCTCGTTGCATTCGTGAACGTGCCCCATCCAAATTAAATCTGCACCTTCTACAAATGAAGACATCCTATTGAATTGAATTACACCACGTGTTACTGGTCCACCACCCCCACTACCGTGAAAGTATTTTATTTTGAACGTTCTACGAATTACCTTGCCATCTAAAAAATTGTAAACTATCCAACCACCATAACCACCAGCTTCTATTTCAGTTTTACATTCACGATTCAAACCAAAAACAAAACGTTGTATAACGTCTGTTTCTTGCCGTTTGATAATGTTGGTTTCGTGGTTACCATAACCCACAACTTTAATTAAATGTGCGTATGGTTTAAACCATTCAATTGCATCGTTTACAACAGCATCTAAATAGTTGTTAACGTTGTGTTCAGGTCTTATTCCATCCTTGCTTTTACGTGGGTCGTATGCGCCTTGCATCAAACAAAACGTATCACCATTTAAATGTACATCGTGATTACCAGCAAGTGCTAAATCTAAATGTTTTTTTAATAGCACCCTATCACATTTAGGATTATCCCAATGTAAATCGGAAAGCAAAAGTATCTTTTTGTTTTCAAAAGGTACTACAAATTTATGTACGTTGTTTTTCATTTGAAGATGTAAAATATTGTCACAATTATTGCATAAAAAGTGACAGTTAAAAAACGTTCTTTGATTACCCTATTTTCTTGTTCAACTTCGCAAATACCAAATTGCAAATCAGTTATTGTTGAATCTAAAAAAACTATGTGGTTACTATCGTTTTGTATTTTTGCTTTTAATATACGATTTTCTTCACGTGCTTTTGCGCCTTTAATCAAATAAAGGTTTGCATTCCGTAGTGTCGATGAATCTATGCAAATTGATTGCCCTTTGCAAAAAATCGGTAGAGTAAAAAGAATCACGCAAATGTATTTCGATAGTGTCATATTTTACTTTTAGTTTTTCTTTTTCTTTGATGATGATTTTCTCTTTGTAGTTGTAAAGTGTATCAATACTCCGAGTGGTATTATAATGATTAATAACACCGACAGCATAGAAATACAATATACTAAAGAGGAATATCGCAATAAGACTCGCTATAAGGTACTTCAACATTGATTTCAACTCCATAACCAGCCAGTATATCGGCTTTATTATCCATTATTGCTTCTGCGTTTCCGTTCACACTAAAAAACACGTCATCTTGGTAGGTGTTGCGTTTACATAGTGTTATGATGTCTTGAAGAATTAAGGCAGTATCACTCAAAACTTCAATCATATTTGTTTGGCTTTCAAAATGTCTATCTAAAACCATAAGCATAAAGTTATACGTAACTTTTTTGCCTTCGGTATCAAAATTAAAACCATTAGGAACTAACCATATTAACGGGTAGTATTTTAAATTCTCCTCTGTAAAGTCAAGTTCACCAACAATAAATTTATTTACTTGCTTGTGGCTTTCCGATGCAGTTTGAATTGTCGATATTATTTGGTTTAATGTCATTTAAAAAGTTTAAAAGTTTAGTTTCATTTTTGATTCTTACCTTCCCCTTTGGGAAAATCGTAGTATCTAAATTCTTCGTCATAGTTAGGTGGTAAATATATTCCCCCAAATATTTGGGTGTTGTGTGGTCTTATAGTGTCAATGGTAGAACCAGGATTAAAGAATAACGGGTAAATAGTGCTATTAGCTTGTAAAAATTCACTCAATCTATTAGCATAATACTCGGCTTTATCCCTATATCTACGTTCAACCAATGTCATTTCATCAATTGTTACTGGTTGTGTGTTGTCCGATGTACGTGTTCCTAATGTTTTATTTAGCATTTTAAAGGTCATAGGAAGCATAGATTCAGTCAATGTGTAGTATTTTAAACAAGGTGCAATATAACTGTCTAAAAGGGTTGTATTTGCAGTTGTTAATGTACCACTAAATGCTTGTGTTTGCAACTCGTTATAAATTCCACTACCAATAACATCACGAATGTAGATTTCTTGTGCTTCTTTAATTGCAGATTTCAGCAATTTATCGTCTACATTTTCGTTAATTGGTGTTTCGTTCTTAAGAAACGTGGTCGATATTAAATATACAAAGTTACTCATATTTTTTTCCTTACTAATTTACTATTCCAAATGTGACGGCAATGATGAATGTGTACAGTTGTATCAGGTATTGTGTACCATCCACCACGTTCTGTCCAAATATCCCTACCTACACGTGAACTAATTGTATCAATTTCGCTACGTAAATACAATCTATTTGCACCTACCATTTGACGGCAAAATTCACGTGATGTTTTTATCAATTTACGTTCACCACTAAATGCTGGGTCAAGTGCATATTCATATCTAATCTCAATTTGTTCACTTGCTACTTTTTTAAGTTCTGCTGAACCCGTTTTTGTAACTGATAGTTTACCTTCAACATCTTTCAAAAGCCCCTTAGAAGTCATTTCTGCAATAGTATCGACTATCTTTTGTGTATCTACCTTTAAGTATTTAGCAAGTTCACCCGTTGTTGTGCCTTCGTTTGCATTTAAGAGCTGCAAAATTGCAGTTTCCGTTGCAGATGCAAATTCCATCTTAACGTCTTCAAAGTTTTCTTTGTCTTCGCCACATTCCATAAACATTTTTACAACGTCATCTTCACTATAATTTGAAGACATTTCAACTACTGTACCATTTGATAGTACATCACCACCTGGTATAGGTGGCAATCCAGCAAGTTGACGTTTTTCGTTCACAGTCATATTTGAAAGTACGTTATTTGCAACCAATGGACTTAATGAATTAATAGAATCGTTTAAAGTATTTGCAGTAGTTGTAGTTGTCAAAACTTCAAAACCAAGTTCTGCACGTGCTTCGTCATTTGTAATAATTCCCTTCACAAATAAATCAATATAATCTTGTCCGATTGGTGGTTTGTTAACTGTGAATACTTGACAAGGTATAGCATACTTTAAAATGCTATTTAATGCTGCATCAAATTGCTTTTGTCGTGGTTCGATGTATGCTTGTTGAAACAACTCATATGCTTCAATAAGTTCGTTACGTTGCCCCAAAGCACCCGCAGTAGATATACCAAATAGCACAGGGTTAGATATACGATGACCAACAAATATTTCATCTCGTACTGTATCGTTTAGTTGTAAAAATTGTTTGTCAAAATCACTCGGTTGTAAGTTTGTTATTTCTGCTGCACGTTCACTTGGTTCATTATATCCAATAATCATTCCACCAGCATTGTGAGTGCCAGTTTTTTGTGATTTAAATCTACGTTCAGTTAAACGCATTTCTTCAGGTGTTGGAATACCTTTAAAGAATTGGATTAATGTTTGTGCAGAAAATCCGTTTTTGATTGAATTAAAATGCCAGTTTTGGATTTCGCTATCAATCTCAATATATCTTAATGCACCAATATATGATGGCAAAGGATATTCTTTTTGACCAGCACGATAAACTTTATAGTAAAATATTTGTTTATTTTCACGTGTGTTTGCGTTGAAATAAGGATAATCGGTTATTTCTGCTTTTTGATTGCCCCAATCTTCACTATAATAAGCACAATTTTTGCCAATACGCACGTTTTGAAAGGGCAAATGATAGTACTCACTTGGTTTTGTTTTTGCTTTATTCCAAATAACCTCAACTGCAAAGCCATCAAACAACTCAAAATCTTGTGCTAACTTGCTTTTTAAACTTTCAAAGTCATCATATGCGTTTATGTTTGCTAAAAAGTCTTCGGTAATTGCAACATCTTGTGTGTTTTTACCTTTAATATCAGTATCTGCACCTACAATGTATGCTGCTTTTTGGTTGATAATAGCATTATGTTTAGGGCTACTATTGTACAAACGAATTAATTCTTGTGGGTACAAGTTATCTAACCCATAAGTCGTAAATCCTTTTGTTTTATTCTCTTTAAATATTGGTAAACTATCGTCTAAAAACGAAAGTCTGTGTAAATTAAATTTGTTTTCCATCGGTAAAGAAGTTAGTTATAAATTTCCCAACTGCACCACACACACCACAAATTAACATAAACTTTGGATTGTCTACGTTTAAACTTGCAATAAATAACGACATACCGGCAAGTGAATCACCGAGTACCCTAAATCTTTTTGGTGTTGGTTGAAAATATCCTTTTAGTTTCATTTTTTAGTTTTTAAATAGTAGTAACGAATTGCAAATACAGCCGAAATTAAACTCATAACACCCACGCAAAATGATAATATAGGTTGCAATAATGTTGCATAGTGGGTTACTGCACTTATTAAAGTTGCCGTTATTACTGCATCTGCATTGGTATCATTAAAGTGTTTCATTTGTGCAATAAGGTGAATCAGGATTAAAATTACAAAATCTTTGTGTGTACATTTCTTCGCATCCGCTAAATGTATGCACCCCAATTGGATTTGGAAATACTTCTTTAGTTGCAAATGATTTCAATGGCTCATCGTTCCAAAGAATGTCAATGGCGTATAACGGGGATAAGTTAGTGCAGTTACCTTCTTTATCGGTGGCTAAACAGATTTGCCCTATTTCGTGTACTGCACAATTATTGTAAACAACACTACCTTCTTGGATTGTTCTGATTTGTAATTGGTATTTTGCCCAATCTTTAGCGTTTAAAAATTCGTATTTACAAAAGGTCATAATGTTGTTAATGTTGTGCAATCGGTGTCCGATAGCGGTGTGGAATAGAGTGCCATTGCTTGGATGAATTTGGGAACGTCAGTACCTTGACCATATAAAAATTCCATATTAGTAGCGGTAAACGCAGTAGCAGAAACTACTTTTGTACCATTAACAAAAACGTCAGCGGTTGTCCCGTCCCATTTAATCGCAATTTTTACATTATCAGTTAATGTAGTATATAAGGATGTAAATGAACTACTAACTGTTTTGCCTATGGGCAATCTACCACTTCCACCACTTCTAATATTAAATGCATTGCCAAGTGTTGATGATGTTGAATTATCCCCGATCCACAAAGCACCTATTGTATCTCTTGTATATGCAATGTTATTCCTCAACTCCACAAACCAAGTACCCCCACTTGATGTTATCAAACCATTGGTGTAGATGTTATTGCGTGAGAATGAATCCGCTATTCGGGTAACCGTTGCCGTTGTTGTTGGTATGTAGGTTGTGGGGTATGCACCAAGTTCCATTTGTGGTGCAGCTAACCTAATAGTAGTATTGTAAGTTTGACCAATAACAAAGTTAAAATAAATCATTGCACGAACATTTGTAACACCCGTCCCTACAAGAGTTTTTATTTGTGAGTATCTTGCTAAAGTTGTAGTTGGGGTAATGTCTTGAGTAACAACATTTAAAAATGAAGCTCCATTAAATTCTTGAATTGCTAATCTAACTGCATTTGGGGTTGAACTGATTAATTTAAAATACCAAGAATTTGTCCAATTTTGCCCAATACTTGCAGAAATAGTCTGGTCAAAAGAATACGCATCATTCGCCCCAACTGCAATCCCTTGTAAATTTATATCAATATAATCAACTCCATTTTCAGTACCAAGCCCTACTACCGATTGTGTTAACCCACTTGTATTTTGTCTAACCCAATTTGTTGGCAATGTAGATGGGCTTGTACTTGCGCCAACCATTGTGCTATTCCTAATTGAATTAGTCCTTTGTGGTTCTAACAACAACGCTGGGCAACTGCCGTACATATAGGATAAGCGTGGCACACCCGTAGCCATCAATTCAATGTTCCCCGAACTATTTGTTCGGTTTGCCGTACTCGCCCGTGTCCAAGTTAAATCACCGTTCCCGTTTGTGGGAATTTGCGAGTATGCTTTGCCCGACTTGTAACCACTTGGTACTAATAATAAAGACGCAGTTTGTAATAAAGTACTAACCGCATCAACACAAGCACCCGCTTCCGTTACTCCACCATCGGCAGCAACACGGGAAGCATATGCCGAAAAGATGCCACTTGCAAAGCGTTGCCTACCTATTCCTACACCTATACCTACAAACATTTATTCGGCGTAAAGAACAACTGAACCGCTTGTAAGCGTAATTGATGAAATAATTTTGTCTTGTGGCAAAGTTATAAAAATACCTTGCTTTAAAGTTACACCAGTTAAACCAAGTTGTGTCATTAAAGATGTAGCATTTTGGTCTAATATAGCAGAAACAACCGCATCGCTATTAACTACAAAACCTCTATATCTGCCAGTATTTGCAGACGTGTTACTGATTACTTTGCAACCAGTAAAACCAGCTGCGAATTCGTTTGAGTTACTCATATTTTTTTATTTAGTTTTTTTTACAATTATTTATTAGGTTAATCAATTTCATATATTTTTTCGTGTAAATCAACTTCGTATTCTTTGGTTGTTAAAGCACCAAGTAAAACTTTAAGCAATCCTTCTTCAACTAATTCATCAGCTAATAAAGGATTTGTGTTAACACTTGAAGTTTGTGCATATACAAAGTAATTATACTCACCACAATCTAAAGTAAATGTGCTGCCTTCTGTTACTGCAAATTTATTATATCGGTCTTTGAAAGAACTTATATCGGTCAACAATACATTTGTTTCAAGTTCAGTAACACGATTTTTAAAACTAAATAGAAATTTAGGATTTGCAATTGTCACTTTTTCTGTAAGTGTCAAATACCAATTTTTAGATTCTCCTTTAGTTATTAGTAGCATTATTATTAAATTAGCATTTTTACAAATTTGTTACAATAAAAAAAGGGTAGCAATTACGCTACCCCAATTAAACTATATGAAAAACAAGAATTAAATTCCTAAACTTGTAACTACTGCACCACTCAATTTGTAAGGTGCTTCGCTATCCATAGCTTGTAATGTAATTTCATAACCATTTGCATCACCAAAAGCAGTTCCAGTGTTAGCAACCATAGCAGAAACTTCACATCCACTTTCACGACCTACTAACCAATACTCATCGTTGTTGTTTTTTACAATGCAGAAAGTTCTACCTTGTGCTAACAATTTCATTTCGTTTCTTTTGGTTGTAGACATTCTACGCAATCTAAATACTACATCAGTAGAATTATACACAGTTCCATTTTCAACACTTACGTTTGTAGTGTTTGCCATTGAACCAGTTGCTTTAGGGATGTCGTAGGTGTAAACGTCACCACTTACAATAGTTGTAGCAGTTACCTCGCCACTTGCAACTGTGAATCCAGTCTTCGCCCAATTCACCAAGTGAATCGACTTTATACCCCCGACTGCATCTTTGCAGTCAAGGGCAATACTTTGGGTTAATAAACAAGGCATCTATCTATAAAATTAAAGTGTGAAATAAACTACTTGGTCAGGGAATGCAATTTGAGTACCATACTTCATTGTCATTCTGAAACGAACTTCATCGTTGTCTTCAGAATACCAGAATTTGGTGTCTTCTTCTTCGTTTGCAAGGTCAGTTCCAACAAAGATATTATCCAAGTTAGTAGCAACCATTTTGTTTGTTCCGTTCAAACCACCTACACCAATAATTTCCATATTAGTACCAGGATAAACCAAACTCAAAGCGGTAGTAGCATCAAATGCGTAGTTAAACAAGTTAGCATTTTTAAGGTTTAACAAAGCCAATTTGAAGTTGTCAATACCCATAAACAATTTTACATTTTCCTTATCTGCAATACGTGCTGGTACAGCAGCGTAGATTGCATCGATAACAGTACCAATGTTTGTAGAAGTTACTGCAGTTACAGAACCAGTGTTTCCACTTACAAATGCAGCACTATCAGTAATAACCTTTAACAAACCATCAAATTTGTTGGTGTTAGGGTTAGTGTTAGCAGTTGCAGTTGTTCCTTGCCACATAGCAATTTCTAATTTTTCAGCGATTACTTTTGATTTTTCTAAACCAATTTGTACTTCAAAAGGTACTTGTGTTGGTGAACCTGGTGCAATTTGTGTTTGCATCCATTTTGCTTCAAGTGTTTTAGGGCATAAAGTTTCTTCAACTTTAATTTTACCTACTGTGATAACACGTTGTGTGAAGTTTGTTACACCACTTGGAGAATATCCACATCCATCAGTTTGGAAGTAAACATCAGAAGAAAGAATGTTCAAAGCAGAAGCAGATTTTACACCTACTTGTACTTGACCAGCATCGTACAATAATTTAGCAGTCTTACCGCTAAATAATGCTTTTACCAACAAATCGGTAGATTGTTCGTCGGTATAGTTAGTTAAACCAGTTACGTTAAATGACATAATTTTATTTTTTTATTTTTTTAGTTGTTGTGCAAATTTTTTGATGTTCTCGAATTGTTGGTCTTTTTTAGACAATTTAGTTTGGTCTACATTCATAGGTGCTTCACTCGGTAAGTTTGCAACTCTTTCTACCAAATCAATAGTTTTTGAAAATGCTTCGCTTTGGTTTTCAAGTCTTGAAACTACTTTGTTCAATGCTTCAGTTAAAGTAGAAATTTTACCTTCTAAACTTGCAACTACTTCGTCAAACTTCTCAACGGTTGCAAATTCTTTTGCTTCGATTTCAATTTCAACTTCTGATTCTGCTGGTTCTACAATTTCAGTAACAATTCCACCAACAGTAGTAACAAGCATACCTCCCTCGATTTCGTGTGTGGAATCAGGAGCTGGGATATCGCCTTCGGCAGTTTCTACTAAAATAGCAGTACCAACTGCAAGTGAGCCATCCCATTTGATTACTGTGCCATCAGTCAAAACGGCACTTTCCATTTTAACTTCTTCGTCTTTGAAATTGAATTTCGACATCAATTCTCTAACGTCTTTGATTAAATCTTTTGTGTTCATTTTTATATAAATTAGTTTTTTGTATTTTTTGTTGCATTTTTTAAATGATTTTCTAAAATCTCTTTCAATTGTGAAAGAAATTGTATCTCTGCATTGATAGGGAAATTGAAGAATCCTTCTACACTAAAGCCATTCCAAGTACCATCTTTGCATTTTTCCCAAGTTCCGTCTTCTTCTACCAAATAAGATACAAACCAACTACCATCTTTTGCATCTTCAAATCCTTTTGGTGGCATAATTCCACGTTCAAAGTCAAGTAAATAACTTTCAAATAGTGTGCATCCGTCTATTGCCTCTTTATGGTCTACGTTTACAGCATTGTATTTGTTGTTTAAAGCCCATTTTTTAGCAATTTTAAAGATAGTTTCTTTGTCAAATACTACATAATACTCACCTTTTTCTTCATCTCTGCGATAAATAGGTAAATCTGCATACATAGCAGCACCCGTTATGATGCGTTTTTCTTCGTTTTGAATAGCAAACTTTGTCTTTATGTCGTTAAAAGCAATGAAATTCTTTTGGATTGCAGGATTTTCAACAAGCGAAATGAAATCTATTCCACTTTCAAAATCAAATTCGTCTATTGATAACTTGTATATTGGTAAATCCATATTCTATAAATTAGTATTATTATTAATTTGTTGCATTATTCGACTACACTTATTGCTTTGTTATTGCTTACCCTACGTTGTGTACGTGTTATATCCCCCTCAGTAACGTATACTCTTTGTGTTTGGGTAAGACTATCATTCATACTAAAACTGCTTTGACGTGGCGCAAATGATTGCATAGTGCCTTGACCACTTGTTTGGTTTGGAACGTTGCCGTTTACACTTTTACTTTCAAATCTTGTATCGCTAATTTTCTTTACTGCTGCAATACCAGTTGCAAGTGCTAACCCCGCAGTTATAAATTGTTGACCAGGAAACAAAGGAACAGAAGTCAATGCAGCCGTTACACCTTGATAAGTGTTTACGATTGCTTGTGCTATTTGCGCTGCTTTGTTTACTTCAAATGCTTTCTTTTGGTCTTCTTCACTTGAACTTGCAAACGCACTATAAATATCACCTATTGCACTTAATGAATCATTGATTGCTTGGAATTTTGCAGTTTGTATTTCTTTTTCTTTTGCTGCTTTTGCTTCTTCTTCGGCTAAATCTTTATCACGTAATTCACGTTTTTTATCTGCTAATTGTGTTTCAAGTGTTATTGTATCATCTTTGTATTTTGCTTTAACATCAATTTGTTTTTGCAAACTTTCTGTTTCTAAATTAGCAATTTGTTCATTAGTTTTTGATTGGTCTTTTAACGCAGCATCTCGAACTTTAATAAAATTAATTTCTTTTTGATACCTATCTTGTACTTCTTTTAACTCTGCTGCAATAAACTTTTCACGATTTGCTTTTGTATCGGCTGCAAGTTTTTCTGCATCTGCTTTTTGCTTATCGTTAAAGTCTTTTGTAGTTTTTTCAACTAACTCATTATACTTTTCATTAATTAGTTTTTTACTTACACCTTGCTTTATTAATTCTGCTTTTTCAATTTCAAACGTTGCTTTAACTGCTGCAAGTTTTTGTTGTAAAGTAACTGCGTTATCAGTTAGTAATTGTGCTTGTATTTGTTGTTCTGCTTTTCTACGATTGTTTGAATTATCGACAGCCGTTTTGGTTGTTTCTTCGTCAATCTTTTTTAAGTTTAAACGTGAAGCATCTCGTTTAGATTTTAATTCATTAATTGCTTTGTCAACTGCTTTTATTTCTGCATCACTTTTTTCCTTTGTTGCTTTTGGGTCAAATAATAATGATGCTACACTTGCTGTTGCCTGATTTGCTAAATCACTTTCTTGACCTAATGCTTTACGTGCAACATCAATAATTTTTAACAATCCAACTAATGGTGCTTGAAATATTTTTAAACCTTTATTTACAAAATCAAAATTGCTTTGTACTGCATCAACTTGTGCTTTTTGTGTGGTTTTAAGAAAATCTAATCGTTCAATGTTACGTGTTATTTCATTGTCGTATGCCTTTATGCGTAATTGTTCAATCTCTTTTTCAGTTTTACCTTGTAGTTTTAAACTATTTACTTGCGTTTCGAATTGTTCGGTTTGTTCTTTTGAACTTTTTAGATTGTCGTTTGTGGCTTTGTTTAACTTTTCGGTTTCTTTATTTACACCAGTTAAAGCCATTTTGATGTCATCCCAATATGCGACAATACCACCCAATGCAACTAACAAAATACCAATACCAGTAGATGCAATTGCCGTACGTGCTGCTGTACTGAAAGTTTTAAAAGCTGTAACAACTGGTCCAACAATTGATTTACCAATTGCTAAAAATTGCTGTTGTATTTTTCCTAATCCTTCAAGACCATCTGCAAGTGCCATTGCGCCTTGTACTTTAACAAGTGTCTTTTGCAAATCTTCACTCTCACTACCAAACAATGCCATTGCACCTTGTGCTGCCTGGAATCCACGTGATACACCTTGTACAATGGTTTGTACTTTAGCAAACTTATCAGGGTTTAATGCTTTAACTCGGTCGTTAAAGTCTTCCATTTTATCGGCTAATTCTGCAACTCTTTTTTGTGCTGCTATTGCCTCATCGGAAAATTCACCAAACGTGATTACAATTTGCTGTGCTTCAAGTTTCGCTTCTCGTAATTGCGTTTTGAAATTCTTTACTACTGTATCTGAACTACCTTTTGGTAATACTTCTACTTCTATTGCTGCTGTTGATTTTGCCATTTATGGAACTATTACGTAATATTTTGTACCTGTGGAAATAAATTGATGTGATTCTTTGTCGTTTGAAATGTCGTGTGTTGTTGCTCCGTCTATTAAAATAGAACCATCACCAGCACTTACAACTATTTTATGTGGGTTTCCTATTTTTTTAACCACAAATATTTTGCCTTTGTTAGTAGATGGTGTTGGTAACGCAACTAATATATCCGCACTCGATGGTGTACCCACTATTAAATAGTCATCATATACGCAAGTATACGGGCTATTCGTATTGTTGATTTCTATAACATTACCACCACAACTATAAGCACCTATCTGTGGGAAATTATCAATGTATACTTTGTTGCTTTCTATTGCTGTAAAATCATTGCAATTGATTGCAGTTACATATTCAAAACCACTTGGAATGTTTATACGTTCACCGATTAATGTTGAATATCTTGCACCACTCACATTATCGTTTCCGATTACAACTGTATCTAAACTATCTAAATGTGAATTACCTATGTTTATACCACCACTACCTACACCCGTAAATCCAATTGGAATACCTTTTGGGAATTTGTCGTTCAATACATCTACACTACCAATACCCACATTCTTTTTAGTTGCAGTTGTTGGTTGGTAATAAGTCACCAAAAGAAACTCACACATATACACACCATCTTGCAATGGGTTGTAGTCGCTTATTTTGTTAAGTCTCCAATATTGACCTTCAAAAAAATACAAGTCTTTAAATTGTAAATTATGCCAGTCGTATGGTGTAATCCTAAAATATGCTTGTAAAATTTTACTATTCTTATCGGTAATTTCCCGAATTGTTTTGTACCAATATACATTGACCAAATTTTGATTTGAGTAACTTAATCCCTTACCACTAATTACATTTAATGGCATACCAAAGTTTAAGTCAAATTGCATATTGTCTACATCGTCAATGTGTAGCACCAATGGATATTTTGTGAAGTTTGGTGTGTTGGTTGGGTTAGTTTCAAAAACTTCATAAATAGGTGTAGTTTTTACACCACCAAAATAAAGACATCTTAATTGTCCTTTGTCGTTATTGCTATTGAAAATATATGAATAGTATCTTTTGCTATCGTCTGCCTGAAACAATACAGTAGGTGCAAAAGTTACTTCTATTTTCTTTTCCTCTTTTACAAAATCATTGTCAATACGTACAATCCTATCACCATAAATTCTTGCAGTACTTTGTTTGTAATCTTTATTGTATTGGTCTTGACCTTCTTTAAATGTGAATGTGTACGGGTTAGCTTCTAAATTACCCATTGGAACTATCGTCACATTTTGCGAGTAGTCAAGTTTCTTTGTCCAATCTTTTGTTGAGCCATTGTAAAAGTCATCACGTGGTACGAATCTTAAAAGTTTAGGGTTTAGAATATCTTGTTCAATATACAAGTTGAACATTTTGACAAAGTTTGATAGCATATCTTTTTGCAAGTCATCACCAGCAAAGAACAAACCAAAGTCTATTGGATTATTGTATGCAAATGTTGATGAATCTACTCGGTTATAAAAATATGTTCCACTATTTATTGTTGTTAAATTTGTCGGAAATCTACCAAATAAAGAATATTTTCCATTTACATAGCAAGTTTCATATTGTATTTTTATTTTATTACCACTTAAACAATTTATACTTGCACTACCTATTGCATTAAAAGTAAAAACACTTGTGTTTAAATCGGAATTAATTTCAATTGTAGCAACATTTACACCATCTCTTAACACATTAAAAATAGCTTGTATAAATACAGCATTCGGCAATGGTGTTGCAACAGTAAATACTGCATCCAAATTTAGAAAAAACTCATAGTTTCCACTTACTGGTACTGTGTATTCGTAATTAGTAGTGTTGTAATTTGTACCATTGTCAAAGTTACCACCAGTAGAATCATTGTTAAAAGGTAAAATTAACTTTGCACTAGGTGATGCAATAGGACTACTCAATTGTGCCTGAAATAAACGTGTAGTTAATGCAGTTTCATCTGCTTCAAATCCAAAGTTATTATACGGAATGACTAATCTTTTAAACCTTTCAGTATTAAAAAACGAATCACTTGTGTACTGATACCCCGTATTCGACATTATTTTGTCAATTATAGTCTTCGCATATAAACTTGGTACGTGGTCATCTACTCGCCATTGACTTGTATTATTGTTTTGGCTACCATACTTTGACAACATTTGTGCGTAAACATAACCTTCACCTAGTTCAAATGCTTGTGAAGTGTTGTTTTTTACAATTGAAGTGTCCCAAGAATTGGTAACATTGGCTAAATTTAAAATGTGGTTGTATTCATCAAACGATAACTCACTCAATTTTGCATTTCCAAGTGTTGTAAATAAGTCAGCAGTCTGTCCGTGTAGTGAACATTCATATTCAATAGTATCGTTGTCTAAAACGTTTATTTGAATGAGTCGTATAAATCCCCTTAACTGCTCAAATCCATCTACTAAAACAAGTACATCCGCTTTTTTGTTAGGGTTAAAGTTTGGACTGAATTGTCCGTTGCCCAAAACTGTGTGATCTACCTCAAATATATTACCGAACAAAACATTGTTTGCTTTTGTACCTGGTAACACAACTGTTTTACTCCAATCACTTGTACGTTGTTCGGGGTTTTTAATATCAGCAATTGACCTTGTAATTAATAAGTCGAAGTCATCCGACAAATCCATAAGGACTGTGTTTACAAATAAGTTTATCATAAGCGTTGTACCTTATCAGTAAATGATAATTCTACGTCAATAGTCAAATTAAATACTTTGTCGTTTATTGTCTTTTTGCTTTCGTAATCGCTATTAATTACGTTCACACTTTTTAATACTCCACCATCTAACAACCACACATAAGGTGACATAATTAATTCCTTTAACCACGTGCTTTCTTCTTCAGTTATCCAATTTGAATTAAGTGTTATAATTTGATTTGCTTGTGTATCGTAGTTACTTTTGGACTTTGCGTCTGTTCCGTAGGTGTACGAACTACCCGACAAAGTGTAAGGTGTTTGTTTGTACTGTTTCCGTACCACATTAAATTTATCCCTTCGCACCCTATCAAAACGAAATGATTCGACTGCTCCGTACCTATTGAGGAAATAAATGTCATTTGTATCATATTTGCTGCATTCGTCTTTTATGTAAATTGTAAAAGTTTCACTCGATGAACCCGTACCAATTGCCTTGACTTCTAAATATGTAGCACCACTACTTGGTATAATTGGTATGCGAATAACCTGGTCTAATATTCCCGTGACCACTATATTTTGTGTTGTGGCTGCGGGATATGTTTTGATTTGTACTGCACTTGCATTGCCTTTCCAAAAATATAACCAGTCCTTTTGTGTTCTATGAATAGTCTTATTTCGCATCGTAGTTAAAAACTCTGCATTTTTTGTCGTGTTTACGTTGTAGTCGTTTTCTACAAAGGTTGCAAAGTCAATAGGGTGCAAAGCCATATTGTAAGCAGTTAGACCGGTAACATTTGTTAGACCGGAAGATGTAATCATCGGTGATGTGCTACCGGTAGAATATTCATACCCAAATTTCACATTATAGTAAAAGTTACTATTAGGACATCCGCTTACAGAAACATCGTTGATATTCCAATCGTAGGTGACAAAGTTTTCAATAAGTCTTGAAATGTTAAATACACCTTTGTTTGTGCTATTTGGATAAATAGGTGCTTTTAAACGTGCTAAAAGTGTAGTGTTATTGTATACATCACAAATGTATTTGAAGTTTGGGCTGCCATAAATTGCACCTGAACTTTCACTAATGACAAAATTCAAGTCATTATATGCTGGACTATTGTTATCAGGTTTTTGATTGACTGTTATACTCACATTAATAAATTAGCAAAATGTGATTTTTGTTGCTTTGATACAAAAAACCCCAACACTTGGTTTAGGGTGTCGGGGCAATTAACAAGATAATGAAAGAAAGAACGATGCAAATATACTATATTTTTGACAAGTACAACATAACTGCACCCTCAAATGTGGTAACTCGTTTCATTTCTTTGTTGAAATTGTTCCATTGGGTTGTGTAAAAACTTACTGTGTTTAAAAATTCAATTAGTTGCATAGTTAAAATGCTATCCCATTGTTCACGTCTACCACTACAAATCTTATCTACTATTTCAAACCAGCTTTGTATTGGGTTGCCTTTTGTTGCAGTTCCGTCACCATCTCCGTCAAAAAGACTTGTGTAGTTTCCAACAACTTGGGATAAAGTTGCGAAAAAAAAAGCGAGTAACTGTTTGCAATGTCGTATGGCATCGATAAAAACAACTCACTAACTTCTTCAAAATGTTTTGCAACGTCTTTTATTTTTTTAGGTTTACCAAATATGTTGACTTCGGTAGTTAGCATTGCCATAATTTTGTGTAAGTTGTTTACTATCTCATCACCACTATATTGCTGCAAAGAAATAAAATGTTGACCTTGCATTTCGGTTGCATTGGGAATCATTTTGAAACGTCTACCTTTTAACCTGAATGTAAACTTCAAATTTTCACGTGGTGTAATTTCTACGACTATCTCATTGAATCGTGCAAACAAATCTTTCACAGTCATATTTTCAACATCGTCAATAATCTTATTGTCAACTATGCAGATAGTGTGAATGGCTTTTTCCAAAGGACTATAATCCTCGATTTCTTTTAGTTCTTGTAATTGTTGTATTGTTATCATTATGAGAAAATAAATCTTCCAGTATTATAATATTTTATTCTTGCAAATTCACTTTTATAATTAATATTGTTTTCTTTACAAGCATCTTTTAAAGAAACAAAATATTTATTTGTAATTGGGTCATATACTTGTTTTGAAGACCTTAATGTTACTAAATTTATTTTATTATCCATTAGCCCAATTTTATGTGCGTGTAATTGATTTTCAGATTGTGTTGCCCATTCTAAATTTAAAATATTATTATCTTCTTTATTGCCATTAATATGATTGACTTGTTTTTTGTTTAATGGATTTTCAATAAATGCAATAGCAACTAATCTATGAACCTTTAAAGTCTTTTTTAAATTACCTTGAACTAATGTTACAACTTTATATCCTTTAGTATGATATTGTTGTTTAATAGGTTTTAATTTGTCATATTTATTTGAAAATATATTACCATTTTCATCAACTAAATAATCTTCAAAATCTTTTATATTTTTCATCATATACAAATATACACTATTCTAATCTATTAAGAAAATGCAAATGTACCTTTTCTATTATTTTTTTTACAATCAACTGCTAATGCTAAACTTACAACACAATCATCATTCAATCCACTTGGTGCAGAATATTTTACACCAGTTCTTGTATATTCGTATTCAAAATTTTCTAATTCATTACCATATGGTTCTTCCATAAATCTAACTGAAAATTGTTGTATTTCTATAACTAATCCTTCAATTAATTGTTGTTTACTTTGTGATGTAAATTTTACACCTTTTATATTTGGTAATATTCTTTGTAAGTCCTCCACAACTGGGTCGCCTATTCCAGTACTATCCACAAATGCGGGGGTTCTCCCTACAACTTTTATAATACGTTCTTTTGTTTGTTGCCAGTCTTGTTGAAATCTTTCAGTATAACACACCCTATTTTGATTATCTAACCCCGTAATGACAGTCCAATCTGTGTACTTTGCTAAATCTATTCCAAAAGCAATTGGTGTTCCGTTTGAAATTGGTGCATAGCATTTACGAATATTGTCTATTCCGAATGGATTTGAATTATCGTCACCAGGTTCTGCTAAATAAAGTTCTTTGAATACAAATTCGGGTAAATCTCTCTTTGCTTGTTCTATTTCTTCAATGTCTAATATGCCTTCTTTTGCAGCATCGTATGCCGTTATCTTGAAAAACTTGTAATCAGCTTCACCAAGTCTTGCCCGTTCACCTAATTTGTAGAACCAATTCTTTTTACCTTTTACGTTACCGATTAGTTTGCACTTGCCTTTGGTGGCTGTGAGTGTAGAACGTAGCGCATACCAACTTTCTTCACGCATACGTGATGCTTCATCTACTACTGCTGCATAAACGTCATCACCATAAAGATTATCGGGTTTTTCTGCACTCTTAAATTCTATTCTTGCACCATTAGGTAAAATCAAAGTTAGTTTACTCTCGTTTGAAATAAAGAAGTCTTTTGCACTCACTTGTGATTTCATTCTACGAAATGCAATTTCAGCTTGTTGGTAAACTGGTGCAATCCACCATACCGATTGATTGTCTTTTAACTGCAATGCTTGTTCAAAAATCCATATAATATGACTTGCCGTTTTGCCACACTTTGTTGCTGCTGCCGTTATTGTGTAACGTTCAGGTGCATCCAATATTGCTTCTTGGTAAGTTGTTAAAAATGGTCTTTGATAGTTTATTTGCATAGTTCTACGAGCATTTTATATCTCTGCTCGTTTATGGTTTTTAAGTTGTGGTGTTCATTGCAATATTCAAAATTACATTGTCCACGTTCAACTGTATGTTCTTTCATATAATTCAAATGCTCATACCAGTCATCGAAAGTATTAGGGCAAAGCAATATGCCTTCGTTACCCCAATGAAAATTATATGGTTTGACATTGCTACAAATAATAGGCAATTTGTATGCTGCTGCTTCTACAATCTTCAATTCCGATTTATACTGATTGAAATTGTCTTCACGCAATGGTGCTATACAAAAGTCAAATAACGCATATGATTGTCCGTATAAATCTGCACGTGTACCTAATACAGTTTTAAACCATTCAGGTCGTTTGTCTAAACCTACACCCGTAATCGCTTTTTCGCATTGATGCCATTCTACGGAATCACTATGGTAACCACACATATAAAATTCTGCATCAAAGTCTTCACAGAATCTTTTTACACTATCACCTACACACTTCAAATCTTCTAAATGTGAAATACCACCTACCCATCCAACACGAAGTTTATCACCTTTTTGTTTTGGTAAGTTCCATTGCTCACCAGTCAAGTCTAAAGCATTTCTAAACGTGATTGTATTTTCGTTAAACTCTTTTACTTTGTTTGCAAGGTGGTCGGTTGAACAAGTTACTATATCTGCAAGTGACATTGCATCTTTTACGCAGTTCTTTATGACTTTCTTGTAGAACTTGAATGCTGGGTTTGAACGTGGTATTACCCAATAATCATCTATGTCACATACAAGTTTACACTTTGCCTTTAATATTGCTTCAAACACGTTGTATTGATAAATTCCAAGCCATCGGTTAAAGATAACTGCATCGTATTCGGTGTAGTCTATGTTTATCCAATCGGTAGGGGTTTGGCTAACGTCAACAACTATGTCGTAATCTTGCTGCATTTTAGCATAGGGTGTAAATAGTCTATGAAAACTTACCCCACTTGTGTTATCCATTAATACTAATATCTTCATTCGCCTGGTAGTAATGGTATTTCCATCCAATACAAAGGTTTTTTAATTACTATGTCGCTATTGTAATCGTACCAAATACCATCGTCAAAATAGGCAACTATATTGTCACTTGTCAATACTGCTCGGTCATCGCTTGGTCGTTGTTCTGTTGTTAATCTCCAAGATACTTTCATAGTTTTAATTGGTTTTCGTTTAGGATTTCGTATAGTTTGTCACGTGTATCTTCAAATGCTTTGTACGTGTCATCACTCATTGCTTCGGGTGGGTGTTTTATTTGTGACCTTAGCCAGTTGTTTAATTCAAACATTGATAATGCCCATTTGCTACCATCCAATGCAATGTTGAAATCTTCTTGGTCTTCAGGTAGATTAAATTTTAATATTGCTTCCATTAGAATGGCAAGTTATCGTTTTTAGGTTTTGGTACTGCAACAAAATGCGTTGCCTTTGATTTCTCATTTACTTGCTTAAGTTTACCCACGTTGATTTTGACATCTCCGTATTTGTTTACTTCAAGTTTGCCCGTTGCAATTGCTTGGTTTAATTTCTCGATGTTGATTGATACGTTTAACCCGTATTGATTTTCCCATCCGTTCCCTAAATAAATTGTTTCTGTCATAAGTTTCTTTTTTTATATTCTTTTACTATTGTGTTAATTGCATCCGTTAATATGTGTAGTGTTGGTTTTTCATCTATTGCACCAATTAGCCATTCATTATACCAAACTAAATAGATTATTGCTTCTGCTTCATCCAATTCTTTTCCTTGTTCTATTTCTTCTCTTAATCGTTCTTTAAAAGTTTTCATTGCTTCAAGTTTAAAGTGATTGTTATTGGTTCATCAGTTTTGATGTTGTTGTCAACTGTCTCTTTTGGTTTGCCGTGTACACGTGTCACCAATGTTTCCAAGTTGTAAAGACTATTTTTGTCGTGGGCTTTTGTAAGTGATCCCGCAATGATTTGTTCAATGATTGTGTACTGACCAGTTTTGTCTTTGTCAATGCCTTCAAGTTCTTGCCTATTCATTGCACACATATTCATATACGTTTGATTAATATCGTCTTTTGAATACCCCAATTCTTTTAATTGGGTGACTATCTTTTTTGGTCTACCATTAGGGTTTCTAACTTCACCTTTTTGTATCGGTTTTAAATTCTCGTTATTCATAGTGTTTCTTTTTAATCTCATTTTTTCTTGAATAAAAGTGACCATTGCGTAGGCACTTCAATTTGTGTCATTAATTCGTAGTTGTGTGATTGAAATAACTCAATCCATTCACGTTCTTGTTTAATGTTAATATGTCCCCATTCTGCATCCCAACTTGTTGTGTGTGGTGTACTGCTAAAATGAAAGTACTTGCATTCTATGTTGCCAAGCATACTGTGTAGTTTTTCATCGGTGATGTGTTCCATAACTTCAATACACGCAACTAAATCTGCTCTTATTATTGCTTCTGTGATGTCGCATTTAATGTAAGTATTTGCGACATTGTGTAACATAGCATAGTTAAAGTGATGTTTGTTTAAATCGTAATACGTTACGTTTTTGTCTAATTCTTTCATTACCAGTGAATATGTACCCACACCACCACCGACATCTGCAAAAGTCTTAAAATCTATTAGACTGTTTATTTTGTTTGCCGTTGCCCTAAACATATTTACAAACCCTTCATTGTCTAAACGTATTTGATTTTGCATTTCGTACTCGAAGCATTTTGCATCATCCCATAATCCACCAAAACTATTTTGCATTTTGTTCCATAAATTTATTGTGTACTTCTTTTAGCATTTGTTTGTGTTGTTTCTTATCACCGTAGTGTAAATGGTGACCACGACAAAGTGCCATTAAATTGTCTATTGTATCACGTTCATTTGAACCACCCATACCACGTGCTTCGATATGGTGTAAATCAACTGCCTGACATCCACAAATTTCACACGGCATCCAGTCACTCAAATGATAACCGAAATATTCCATATAAATCTTTGTGTGTTTCTGCATTACTTCTTTTTCCTTATTGGTGTTATCTTTTGTTCGTCATCGGCAAGTTGTGCAAGTTCAAGTGCCTTTTGTTGTACTTCGTCCATTGTTGGAATCTGTTGTTCTTTCAATGCCTTTGCACGAATGATTAAAGATGTAAAGTGTTCAATAAAACAACTGCTGCAATTTGGGATATGTGAACCCATTACTTCGTGGTAAATTGTTTTTACCTTAATTGTTTCTTCTGCTGTCATTCGCATCACTTGTGTTTTGCGAAATGTGTGTAGATAGTGTTCTACTGATAATGTAAATTCTATTTGTTCGTTTGTCATAGTTTCCATATTAATGAAGCAACCACATAGCATATTGCTGCTGGGAATATTGCTAAAATTCCAAATTCAATGTTAAAATATCCTATTGCAATCCACCAAGCCATACAACTTTCACAAGTGAATGGTTTTACTTTTATCTTTTGTGGTAGCATCGGTGTTACTACACTTGAAAATATAAAGCCAAGTGCTGAGATACCTAAAATTTCAATTATTGTATTCATTCTTTATTTGTTCTTTTACTTCTTTTATTACCCGTAGTACTTCACGTAATGATATTTTAGTTTGTCGGTGGATTTCACGTGCTGAACTTCCATTTGACCATTGACTAAATATTTCCCGTTCGTACCAGTTATTTTTGTTGACTACTTTTTCAATTGTTGTTAACTGAATCTCCTTTGTGATTTTGTCATCTAAAGTACTCTTTGCTTCAAGTTCTAAATCATACACATCATATTCTCCAATAGTCGCAAACAACTTGTTAAATGCTTGTCGTGGGCTGTTGGTTTGATTGAACATAACTTTGATGCAAAAGTATTTTAAATATCCGTTGTTTTGTAAATCTATAAGTTTATTTTCAGGCATCTCACATAAAATTAAAAGTAGATGTTGCTTCAAATCTTCGTGGTGTAATGGGCAAATGTTTTTACTTGCTTGTTTTAACCAGTCAGCAGTTGCAACTTCTATTAATATTTTATCTTTGATGTATCAAAATTATAAAATCTTTTTCAAATTAAAAAATATCCATCCTTTTTTTTCGTATTTTTTACGATAGTATTCTACTTCTTCTAAAGTATGTAAACACCAGGTTACACTTTCTTTGCCTTTATTCAGTACCAATTGATAGGATTCTTTTACATTGTGCATAGTATTTTGCTTCAAGTTTATAATTGCAGTCCAAAAAGTTTTGATAGGTATTGATTGAATGTATAACCGTGCTATGGTCTTTGATTAAAAACCTACCTATTGCAACTAAAGTATATCCGTAGTGTGTGTATGCCACATAAGAAAACAAATGCCTTGCTATGCTTATATGTCGTTGTCTGTTCTGTGCTAAAATATCGTGTGGTATTATTTCAGTCACACTACATACTGCCTCAAGAATAGTTGTTAATTCTACATCTTCGTTTTCTCTGCGAATTGGTTTTGTTAGTAAGTATTTTAAACGTGCAATTTCTTTGTCGTATTTTACAATAGTTGCTTCGTGTTTTAAAAGCAAGTTCCTATGCTTTTGTTTTGTATCTAAATAACGTGTTAAATAGTTAATTTCTTTTATATCTTCCATTGCACAAATATAATATTATTTTTCAATATTAAAAGTTTAATTTATCTTTTCGTAATACTTTGTGTACTTGCCTTCAAAAACAACTGGTATAGTTACTGTACTGCCGTGTCTATTTTTTGCAATGATTAATTCTGCATCACTTTCAATATCGGTTTGTTCTGCCATATAATATTGTGGTCTAAATGGAAACATTACAACGTCTGCATCTTGTTCAATAGAACCTGATTCTCTCAAGTCGGATAGCATTGGTCTTTTATCTGCACGTTGTTCGCTATTACGATTTAACTGCGCCAAACAAATAACTGTTATGCCTAATTCCTTTGCCATTATTTTCAAGTTGCGTGAAATCTCTGCAATTTCTTGTTCACGATTTGCCTTTGTCCCTTTTACCAATTGCAAGTAATCTATGATAACAATGTTTAGCCCGTGCTTTGCTTTGTGTAGTTGTGCTTTTGCACGTATATCGTTAATGCTACTTTTTGCATCATCGTCAACGTAGAAATCAGTTGTTAATTCGTACAAGCTATTTGCTATGTGTTGGTGTTCATTTACCTTTAAATTGCCACTACGAATTTTAAAGTTTTCAATATTTGCAAAATAACTTATATAACGTTTAGCAAGTTCTTCGCTACTCATTTCAAGTGACATAAATAAAACCTTAGAAAGTTGTGATGCGCCAATTGTAAGTGATAATGCAATTGCAGTTTTCCCTGAACCTGGTCTACCAGCAATGATAATTAAATTGCCTTTATTCCAACCACCGATATATTTATCTAACATTTGCCATCCCGTAGTAAGTCCCATCAGTTTATTACCACGTTGCATTTGTTCTTCTAAATCGTCAATTACCTTACCAGTTACTTTTGACATTGGTAATGGTTCACGTTCTAAAGTTATTTGTGCTTCGGTTGTAATTAAACTCAAATCTTTTAGTATTAAATCTAATTCTTTGTGAACGTCTAAATTTGCTATCTGTTGCACTAACTTATTTTTCTTGTACATTATATCCAATTCAAATAGATAATGCTTTAAATACGTGCTGTGTGCGTAAGAATTAGTAAATTGTGATAACTCAAATGCCTTGCCTTTAAACTTACGTGATAAATTAAGTAAGTCAATTGGTTGATTGTTTAAATAACATATCTGCATAAAATCAATAATTTCTGCATTCCAACCATCAAACCATTTGTGATTTATTTTAGGTAAAAATACGTGTGTGTTTTTGTCCATCAAAAACGTGCCGATAA